TCCAAAACACGTACAGGTTTGAACGTCAACTTAGGTGTGGCGCTGTCAGTGTCAAAACGCATTTCAGTAACTACGGCAGTGATTGGAATACCACGACTACCAATCATCTTTGCATATGTTTGAAGAGGCCACTTGCCCGGAGCACCTTCACCGAAAATAGATGCGGCAGGTAAGGTAAGTTGGAATACGTCGCCCTTGATGTCATTCGCAAGTACTAAAGCCAAACGCTGGCTGTAACGGCATGCGCGGGATTCGCCTTGGCCTGAACCTTTTACGTTTTGTTGGCAGTCAACACAGCGTTTAGACTGTGGGTTAACGGCCTTGGAGTCAGGCACATCGCCGTCAGCAGACCAGCAGTCAGGAGCAGTAATATCACCGCCCTCTGCAAATTGTTTTAGGTAGAAAGTGCGCGACACTTTGGGGGCCGCAGCTACAACAACCACGTTCATAGAACGGTCTTCGTTCTTGGCAATTTCTTTGCCGTTGACCATCATGCGCCACACACCGCCTTTGATGGAAATGCGTTTTACGCCACCGCCGCTACCAGTACCACCCATAAGGGCTTTGGTTGCTTCGTCAAGTTCTACTTCTTTTAAATAGGATGGAAGTCCTACGTCCAACATTGCAAGATCGTTACTCATGGTTTCTCCTTAGCGTTTCAAAATGGTGATGGTTTGATTTACTTCCGCATTTAGTCCCGGCGGAAGCAGGTCGGGATTTTCTTCAAGGAACTGAGCCATGTTCGCTGAATTGATGCGTTGAAACATCAACGAAAAGGCATCGTGCTCTTTGATGAATTTGTAGAACGAATCCCAATCACTTGTCCAATAGTTCTTGGTAGTTCGTTTAGATACCGTACCGTGCTCGGTGCGGATAGTTGTTGCGCCTTGAGTCTTGCAGATTTCTAAAAGTTCAGCAGCGATGACATCCTGCTTCTCTTTAAGCTCTGCGGCTTCCTTCTCAAGTTCACGCCGCTTGTCGCGGATTTTGACGTATATTTTTGCCAGCCTATCGGCTGTTGCTTCGTTCATTGCACTCTCCTTCGTTTGTAAAAGGTCTAACTATTATAACACTCTACTTTACACTGTCAAGTATCTTCGACAATATTTTTGTAGAGGTCGATCAGCCTTGTATGGATGTCCACCTTTTCAGACAGCATGCTGTAGATGCGCTTCTCTACTGGACTGCCTTGGATGTGCACAACCGTACAGGGATTGCGTTGGCCAGCACGGTGTACACGTGCGTTGGCTTGTAGGTATGTTTCTGTTGACGTTATCGGCCCCCACCACACAACAACATTAGCAGCGTGCAGAGTCACGCCGTGTGCAGCAGCTTGTGGTTGAATGACGAGCACGTGCGGATTCTTCTCGGATTGAAACTTGGCAAACACTTCAGTGCGTCTGTTGACTGGCACGCCACCATGTATGACTTCGCAAGGTATCTTGTTAACTTTAAGTTCTTCCGCGATGATGTCTATCGCGTGTCTAAACGGTGCAAACACAATGACCTTGTGGCTTGCTTCTTCGATCACCTCAAGCAATGCAGTCATGCGTGTCTTAGCATCGAACGCTATAACTTCACCATTGTCCGAATAGACCGCACCGCATGACAACTGAAGCAGCTTATTTAAATTAGCAGCAGCATTGACTGTTGTGATCTCTTCTCCAGCAGCTACCGCCATCATGTTCTTGCGTAGCGTTTCGTAAAACTTATGTTGCTGTGTCGTCAGAGGTACTTCACGTGTTGTGTACGTCATGTCAGGTAGGTCTAGACATTCTTCTTTTGTGTACCTAATAGCGGGTTGCAGTGCATCATGCACTACCTGTTCTGACGATTTCTTTGGAACCCATTTGAACTGCGTGATCTTGGTCATCACTTGATCTCGGAACGCACCAAAGAACTTAGGCACACCGGATGGGTTAATGAGTCGGGCTAGTCCATAAGCATCAGTAGGTGATTGTGAAGCTGGCGTACCAGTCAACATCCATACCCACATGTCAGGCTGTATGACGCTGTTCAAAGTCTTCCAGCGTTTTGTGGCTACGTTTTTGTATGCGTTGGCTTCGTCAATTACGATCAAATCAAAGCCGCCGTTCTTGATCTCATCCTTAATGATGTCCAGCCCATCGAAGTTGCACACCACGTACTCAGCACCTGTACGCACTGCGTTCATTCTTTTCTCTTTAGAGTAGCTGTGTGCGATAGCGCATGTGCGATGCATGGCAAACTTAAACAAGTCTGCTTCCCATGCTGAAGACATGATGGACAGCGGACACACTACCAACACGCGCCGTATTGCGCCAATGTTTAACAAGTAATCAGAAGCCCAAATGACACTGGATGTTTTGCCAGTCCCCTGCTCATTGAAGCAGAACGCACGCCTGTGCATGGTTAGGAACGCTGCTGTTGTGCGTTGATGTGCAAACGGTTTGTAGAGCCCCGGCCAACCGTAGTGAGCGTCAATAGGTGAAGGTACGTTTTTAAGCCGCAAGTTTTTAAGCACCTGCGCTTCCTCCAGCCCCCACTTCACCAACACTTCATTAGTGCTGATCTGCTTGGCTTTCGGTATCACTGTTGTTATGCGGCTAGGTTCTTTGACCTTTAGCAGCAAGGCTCGGTTTTCAATTATTTGCACTCTGACTCCAATGACATATACCCCGAATATGAAGTTTTCATATTCGGGTTCTGCGGCTACTTACGGTAGCAATTCGATCTATCTATTCTAGGCAAGTCGTCCTAATTGTCAAGGACGCTTGCGTTCTTTTTTGCTGGTTTCGGATACGAGGTTACCCTTGCTATCCCGCTTGAACGAACGATTGGCAGACTTGGTTTGCACCTTTACGCCGTCTTTGATCGTGCCACCTTTATCAGCAGCTTTGACATGCGCTACATCCATGCCGTCGCCCTTGTGGACTTTGCCTTCCTTCAACAACTTGTACCGAGCACGGTTGCGCTCCATGCGCTTTTTCACCTGTTCGGGGCTGTCTTCGTATTTAACGGCTTGATCGTATTTACGGTCTGCTTTGTTTTTGTAGGGCATGATTACCTCACGGTTTGATAATGGACACCATTTTTTCAGCATCAAGGATAAGTTGCAACATCTGTAGGAACTCAGAGTTCTCAATGCTACCTTTAATCTTTATGCGCACGCCATCCAAGTCGTCTATTTTTTCCCATACATACCCCCACTTACCTGTGAGAGCGTTGCGTTTATTACGCCCAATCTGAACGTCAATAGTATTACCCGATAGGTTACGGATTTCCAACTTCATTTCATTTCGATTGCCGCCGTAGTTGTCGTTGGCGTATCGCAAGTCGTGAAATATTGCACAATTTTCTCCACTTGCACCTAAACGTACATTTACTTCGCTCATCTGTATGATCCTTTACCGTTATGTACACAATCTTTAACCGCACACCAACCCTTGCAACTGAAGTTGGGTCGTGGGTTCCATATACCTAGTTCGATGGATTTCTCCAACCGCGCCGTGTCTTCCAGCCAGCGCATCCAATGCATCCCTTGGTCATCTGCTTTGAAGTCAGCTTTCACAAAGTCGTTAGCTATGACAAATAGCAAACCGGACTTGACCTTCTTAACCTGTGGGAAATGTTTGAAGATGGACAACGCCATCAACTCTAATTGCTTGGTGTCCGCATACTTACTAGACTTGCCTGTTTTGTAATCCACAACAAAGGCTCGATCTGTCTGCAACACAATAAGGTCAGCAATCCCACGCCACCAAACTTCTTTGTCGTAGAAGCTACATGCGGACAAATCCCTAGTCAACCCCATCTTGTACTCGCAAAACCTATCGCCCTCAAGATTTTTTAAGGACTCAAGAGGTGCATGCATGAACGCAAACTGTTCCGGTATTGGTAAGCCGTCTCGGATGTAGTCTTCTGCCGCCTTATGCACTTCAGTGCCATAGCGCATTTGTTCGGACTCAGGTTCCTTAACGTCTTTTAGTACGCGCAGTCGGTAATACTTATGCGGACACTGCTTGAACAGGTCAAGTGATGAGTAAGACCACGTGTACTTAGTCGGTTGTTTTTCGCTCATATTTCCTCTTGGGCTTGAGAGTAGCGATACCTTGGTCAGGGTTTTCGATGCGGTTTGTGCGAATCTTCATGAAGTCTTCAGCGTAGTCATACGCCATATCCATAAGGTACTCGTTAGTTGCATTTTGCCCACGCATGATTAACCCACACATCGCAAACATGGCAGCGAGGTCGCGTAAATTGGTTTCGTTCTCAGTCACTTGTCACGCTCTATAAAAATTTTTAAGCAAACATAAACACACAACACCAAAGTCACGCCGCCAAGTAGCAGTAGTAAAAAGATTTCAAGCATTACTTTCCTTTGGTGTAATCGTTACGGTTCTTCAAGTCTGCGCAGATTTGGCAACGCCACATCTTTCGACCACTACTTGTAAACACCTGCTTGACAGCGGGTTCCTTTCGGCAGACTTGACATGTTGGAGATTTGTAGATCATGCGTTCTTCTCCTTAAGTTTGGCTTCAATGGCACAACATTTCTCTGTCTCCCTTTGTGGAAAGGTTGTTGTAATAAAGCGCACAGCAGT